TTTCTTTTTCATTCTATTGCCCTTCATCTGTTGTCTCATTAATGCTCTAGAGATCATTATTTAAGTAACGCTAACAATTCTGTTACCGCTCCTGTATTAGTTACAGCTATCACTGCTAAAGCACCAATCAACATCCACTTAGCTTGGAAGACTGCTCTTTTAATATCTGTCATATCGGCTCTTAGCTCGTCAACATGCTTTACAAGATAGTCTTGTTTGGATTTCCATTCTGCAAATTCTATTTGCAAAGACTGAACATTCTTTTCCATTAACATTTCCACCTTCTTCTAGCTTGCCTTAAACGGCTATTCGGATTTTTTGCCGCTTTAGGAAACTGCTTCATTTGACCTGCTGATCTAGCACAATAAGACTTACGTCTTTTGGCTGCAGCACTGCCCTTTTTAACTTTACCAGTAACGGCTGTTTTTAATTTTGATCCGGGATTGTCTCTGCGATATTTGGCCACACCTTTCTTAGTCATGCCTGCGCCTGACTTGGTTGGTCTTTTATGACCGCCACCTATAGTGTGACCTTTCATTGTGCCTTTTGTAGCCATTATGACAAGAATAAGGTTAACTTATTACCAGAGCCTGTAAATCCATGAATATAAGCTCCGCTTTCTGCTAATATTCCTTGATCTGGTATATTTAAAGTATGTAATCCAGTAGGAAAACTTTGAAGTAATATAGTTGCTCCACCTGATCCATCTTTAATTGTTAATACACCAGCAGAATTTCCAAATATAACAACCTGTCTAATTCTAGACCTTTGAGGCCCTAGAACAGCAGCACTGTCACCTTGATCCATGTTAAATGCCTTTGCGTCTGATCGACCTGACATATTTCTCTCCTTAAAAAGATGGGGGACTAGCCCCCATAATTAAGCTGCGTAACCCATCATTTCAATGAATAACTTACCTGCTGTGTAATCTGCGTCTGTTGCAGCACCAGTTGTTAGATATAGAAACTCATCTGCTGCAGGAACACCAGTGAAATAAACCTTACTTCCAGTTGTCGCGTCACCTGCGTTAACTAGTAATGTTTCTGTTAGATCAGCAATAGCTCCATCTTCAACACCAGTGCCTTCTGTGGCAGAGTGTATGTTAATGTCTGGATCACCACCTGCTGGTGCTTCAAAACATTCCATACTACCTGTTAAGATTGTGCCATTTTGAGCAGCAGTTATCTGACCAATATGACAAACTAAAGCAGTTCCGTTAACACCAATGATGTCACCAGATCCTGTTGATCTTAAACCAGTTAGGTCAATTAAAATTCTTGTTGTGATAATGCCACCAACTCTTTGAACTGCGGTTCTATATATAGTTCCAGTACCAGTTGTAATACCTGTTCCTGCTTCTACAGAGAGTGTGTTTGCATCAAATGATGATACACCGCTTGAGTTAATGCTTGAGAGGGTTGTAATAGCACCACTTGTGCCATTTTTAGATATGGATGTAAATCCACCTTCGGAACGGACTGCTCCGCTAAAAGTTGTATTAGCCATGTAAATCTCCTTATCGTGGCAAGTGTCAGTCACATTGTGTAACTGTTAAGGGAAAAAGTAAAGGGGCGAATTACGCCCCTCTATATTAATTTATTTATGCACCCGGTGATCCATACATACCTAATGGATCTGATACACCGAATGAATATCTCTCACGGGCTTTGTATCTTACATTACCTGTGTTGAAATCTCCATCCATTGCAGTTGACATAGGTGTTCTTACGAACATCTTCATTCCATTAGGAACATCTGTAGTCAAGAAGAAAGCATCTGCATCTGTTAAATAGTGGTTAACAGAATAGCCTTCTGGAATTGACCCATTTGATCTTAATGCATTTGTGTCATTATCTGCAGTCGCTACTCTTAATTCTGATTGTAGAATTCTTGTAGCAACAAACATTAATGCCGGTGGAATGATTAACTTTCTAGGTCTAGCTGCAATCAATAAGCCTCTTTCGTCTACGAAAGCTGCAATATCAATAACGGCTTGCTCTAATGAAGTTTCATTCAAGTCAGCGCCAGATGTAGGTCTGTTACGGTTATTACCACCTGCTACAGTCGGATGATCTGTATCAAATAGGAATTGTCCGTCACCACTTGTGAAAGTGTCAAAACCTGTATTAAGCAATGAAGCTGCCTTTGTTTGCTTAGTATAAGCCATAGCTCTTGCTAATGCTTTTGTATATCTCGCTGATAGTGAGTCATACAAGTTGTCTTCCATCGCTTCTTCAGTGATAGAGAAACCCATAGCAACAGTTTCATGGTTATATCTAGCAGTGAAAGACTCTTGTGCTGTATCGTATGATATAGCCGCTCCCTCTTGCTTGATTGGTGCTGCACCAAATCCTGACAACTTGACTTCTTCTTCAAAGCTACGCTCTGAATTTTCAACGTCATAGATTTCTGCATGTTCGTCTTCGTACTTTTGGTACTCTAGACCGAAAAGGGCGTTTAAACCCGGTAACAACTCTTTAAGGAGTTGCGCTCTTGAAATAGCCATAGTTCAATCTCCCTATTAAGCTGCTGATGGAGCGTTGCCAGAAACGACACCGATACCAAGTTGATGACCTGTATTAAACTTACAAACCATTATAGGAAATGATGTACCTTTTTCATCACCATCAAAACCGCCTTTGAAGTCTACGATTCTAATTGGTAAAGATGCTGTATTAGCTGCAGTACTAATATCAAGTGATACTCTAGAAATACCTAAAGTAGCATTTAATGTTCCTTGTACTAAAGCTGCGTTAGCTGCGATATCATCATCATTCACACTGCCGTCTGCTTGAATTTCAAACAAGACGTTTGGATCGTCACAAACATAAGCCATACCATTAGTGTGGGCTGTGCCTGTCCACTGCTGGTTGAATTGTGTTTGGCTTGTGCTTAGATCTGTATAACGACACCCTAAGAATATTCCTATAGGTGTTGCTGATGTAGTACCAGTATCTTTTTCGATAGTGGTTGTGCTTCCGGCATCAACGAGTTTAACAACGTCACCGAAGGCGATTCCTGTGGAATAAGTACTCAGTATTGGGTACTGACGGAACGAACCATTGTAAGTTCCAGAAAGATTACCAACTGGTCTTAAACCGAAAGGAGCTGCTGTTGCGGACATATAAGTCTCCTTCAATCATAAAGTTAAAATTTAAAAATCTTATTTGCGCGTGCTTTTCTCTGGTTTGAGTACTGGCATGCGTGGATCGGACTCTCTCATGTAATTATTATCAACGGCTGCCATTTGACTAGCAGTTTGTTGTCGATGATATTCCCTTCGAGCATCCATGTTTTCCTTTGAGTTCCTGCAAAGTAACAGTCCCCCAACCTCTACATTACCCTTAAATTTGGAGTCTACATCTGGTAAAACTTTAAGTTCTGGGTGATCTTCCAGTCTTACTGGCTCCCAACCTTCACGAAATTTAGATGAAACATTAGTATTATCATTCTGACCAAGTGTTGATGTGCGTATCCATCGGAATTCTACTCCCTCTTGTGGATCGGGGTCTGGTAAAGCATTAGCTCGTTTCCAAGTTACTTTACGCTCTGATGATTCTCTTGTATCAAGTGTGCGTGAATCTCGATTAGCCATTATATTGACTCCTTCAATAGTTGCGCTGCATATTGTTCAGGTGTAACTCCCAGACGTTTAGCGAGTCCTATCTGGGTGGAGGTTAGCTGCACTTTGCGTGGTTTTTTTGCACTTCTATTAACTGGGGCAACCACGGAACCAACAGAGCGTTGAGGTGCCTCTACCTCTTCTGTCTCAACATTCTGCTTGTCTTTGTTGAAATGCTCTGGGAATGCTTTTCCCATAGCTTCATCAATTCTTCTATAATATTCTTCTGTATCTAGCTTTGGATTTAACCCAGCTTTTACTAATTTCTGATGTATGCCCATTGCATATCCAGTCATATCTTCATAATCATCTTTTTGAAACCAATCATTATTAGCTTCTAGCCACTCTTTATCTCTACCTGTTGGTGCCTGCACCTTTGGTTGAGCAGAGGCCTGTGTTGGAGGAGCCACATCAGGCTCTTCTGCTCTTACTGGGGGCTTGTAATTATCAACCCTAAACTTTTCGTTTTGTATACTAGTTAATTTTTCTTGAGCTTCAATTAACTTATCTGGATCTCCAGCTTCATAAGCCTCTTTATATTCTTTCTTTGCTTCATTTAACTGAGCTTCTACCCTGCCCTTAGCTTGCTCAACTAAAACTCCCTCACCATCATCAAGGGTTTTTCTTAGCTTTTTATTTTCTTCCATGAGCTTTTGTGTGGCGGTCACCGCCTCGTCACTTAAACGCTTTGCTTCTTCTTTTTGCCTGCGCTCTTCATGATACTCATATTTTAATTGTTTAATTCTTTTCTGCACATCGCCAGAATAATTTTTAATCTCATCATCTTCTGGTATCTGTGGAGGCACATTTTCATCTCTTTTTGGCTTGCCTCTGTCTGCTTCAGGTGTATCATCTACAACTTCAATCTCTACAGACTCATCTTCCATATTAATTTCTTGTTCTATTTTTTCTGCTGTATTTTCCATTATACCCTCGTATATTCTCTAGGATCATCAACTACAGCCTCGACTGTGTCATCGTTGATTAATCTAAATTCTTCACCTCTGAGTTTAAATCTTGTTCCAGAATAGGATCTGAATATAACAAAATCACCTTCTTTACAGTATGGACCATCTGGAAACTTGTCTGCATCTTTATATGCAGCTTTTCCCATTGCTATGACCAAACCTATAATAGAAGCTGTTTGCTCCATACCTTTTAATTTGTCTGGAATAATAACGCCACCACTAGTTTTTTCTTCTAACTTTGGTATTGCTATTAATAATTTATAACCCTGTGGTTCAGGTAGTTTACGAGTAGTATCTTCGTCTAGTTCTATTTTTTCTGCAGAGTACATCTCTGTTCCTTTTTGCAGTGATTTAGGTTCACAGTAACCTTGCAGACTCAATCGTCTGAAATAACGTTATTTTAAATATACACAACTATTGACTAATTGAAAACCCCTAATCCTCAATAAATCTTTTTTCGGCTTCCTGCAACAATTCTGTGGCAATAGACAAACCTTCGATTTTTCCGACAAGTCTTTGATATTCCTCGAAATTATTTGGTCTGCCGGATGAAAGATGGTCAGAGACAGCATCTATTTCTTCCTGAACTTTTTTAATAATATATGTATATATCGTTTCATTTTTACTCATTTGCTAATTCTTTTGCTAGGTCTATTGCTATTTTTGTACCTTCTGCCACAGCATCATTTTTAATCTTTTCAGATTGAATTTTAGAGTCTGCAGAATTTTTTGTAATGGCAACGCCAAGTCTCGCACCCTCTCTCTTGTTTTCAGACTCCAGTCTCTCGGTTTGATTTTTATCATTCATCATCGCTTTCTGAGCATCAAGCTCTAACTTAGCTAGATCCATTTGTTTTTTATGTTCTAATTCTGCTTCTTTAATAGCAAGCTCTCTTTGCTGTATTTGAGTCAACGGATCTTGTTGCGCTTTTTGTGCTTCTTGTTGTTGTGCTTCAGCGTTATTTGCCTTTAATAATTTCTCTGCTGCTTCTGCAGTAACTCTTGATAGCTCCTCTTCTGTATCTTCTGG